ATCCGACGACCCTCTCTAATTTCTAGTGCCCTCCGCGTGATCGCGAAGTTAATTATGCACAAATAGATAAAAGAGAGCGGGGAGCCCATAAGCTGGCCCCAACTTTGTTTCACAGGATCAGTTTGATCCCGGTAATCTAAAACATGGCCAGTGAGCGCCTGTTGTCCCAACCCCCCCATTAAAAGGGGGTCAAGGCCCAGACACCGAACCGTCTCATGCCACGCGGCCTCAGTGAGGTCCGGGTGTAGATTATCCGTCGCCGATTCATAATCTGCGGAAACAAAGAACTTCCCACCACCTGGAGTTAACTTATCCAGGAACTCATCCACAACCATAGTGCTTAGTGGTCCACCGATAAGCTGAAACGTTTTAAAACGTCTCAAGCGTCGATGGAGCTCTTTCTGTAAAGAAAGACCAAGCCAATACAGCCCGGAAGGGCCCGCCGTTATCACTCTCACCTTAAAAGGTTCACAGAGCGGGATCGGGAAGCAAACAGCAAAAGCTTGTCGCAGTGACACGTAGATCTCGTGTTTGAACGCGTCCGTGTAATCCGAGGGCCACACTGGCACTCGAACCTCACGCACGCAGTCGAAGAAACCTTTTGGTTCCCACATAGCGTACAGCTCGAAGTTTGGACTTCCTTGTTTCGGTCCGTAGTTAAAATACCTACTCGCCAAATATCCCAGGGCTCCACCATCCCTCCTCCTCGCCACTCTCGACTCCCCACAGGGGGACATGTCTGAATGACTTGAAAGAGAAGGGCAGGGCACCCCTAAACGACGTACCTTACCGGACTTCCCGAATATCTCCCGTGTTGAGCGTATGACCTCACAGAGAAGGTCATCATCAACGGGACGATGCGTCTGGGTCAGCACAGCCTTGTGCTTCACCAGTGCTTTCTTAATAAAGCATTTCGGGACCGGAAGCGTGCCTCTCTTCATCTGCATAAGCTGATAGAGAAACTCACGACTATAGTCGGTCGGTTTCCACTTCTTTCGCAACTGAAGGGCGATCTTTCGTTGAACGTCGCCCTTACACAGTTTTCCTTCCCTAAACTGGTTCGGTAACCAGTCTGGTCTTGGTGGAACCTCAACGGGAGTTAAATCCCCGTTGAGTCCTTCGACCTGCCCACAGCCCGATGCGAAAAGATAAGAAGTCTGAAACTTCAAATATTCCTCCATCTTGCCGGACATGGCGAAGAAGAAAAGCTGGACTAATAAAGTCCCCAACTCTCTTTCCCAATTGCGTCCGAAGTGTTTCCCCATATCGCGCAAATTAGAACAGAACCTCTCGGCTCTATCTACGCAATCACTCACCCACAGTCGACATGCCTGTTGTGTGTTTACAACTAAAGAATCATTCTGTCCCCTCTTATAGGCGGACCATTTATGTTCTTTCTTGCATGCCTCCCATCTCTTGCAGTAACTTTCCTCTGCAAGGTCTACCCAGTTCACCGAAACCGGTAGAAACGATACATTCCCAAGAAATCGGAATTTCGTCTCTAACGGCTGAACTGAGGATGACTTTATGACATCTGTCACCCAAGCTGATGCCCGCACTCGAGTCGAGTGTGCGGCCTCGTCGATGGTCATTAGTTTCGATTTGTCCCTCTTTTCTTTAATGGGCGCGGACGTCCTGGTATTAGCGTACCAGGACTCCACCTCTGAATAA